AGTATTTTCACTTCCAGTTGTGTTTACTACTAAAGCACTTAAACCAACTGCTGTATTACCATTTGCTGTAGTGTTATTTCCTAAAGCATTTTTTCCTACCGCTACGTTGTTTGTTCCAGTTGTGTTTTCATAAAGTGCATGTGATCCTATCGCAGTATTACTATTTCCGCTAGTAGTCCTGTAACCAGCAGCATAACCACAACCTGTATTATCATTTACTGTAGTGTTATAAAACGAAGAATCTCCTATAGCAGTATTATAAACTCCAGTTTGATTTGTTCTTAAAGAATAAGCACCAACACTTGTATTGTTACTTGCAGTTGTGTTACTCAACCCAGAATCTCTACCTACAGTTGTGTTTCTAGTTCCAGTTGTGTTTGCTCGCATAGAATGATAACCAACTGCTGTATTATTATCTGCGGTTGTATTGTTCATTAATGCTTCTCTTCCAACTGCTGTGTTATCATCTCCAGTCAAGTTTTCAAACATAGCTTTATCGCCTACTGTCACGTTATCTTGACCAGTAGTATTTTTAGGTAAAGATTCATTTCCTAACGCTGTGTTACTTTCTCCTGTAGTATTAGCAGTCAGAGAACCAAGACCAAATGCAGTATTTCTTACACCTGTAGTATTAGCATCTAAAGCATATGCACCTACAGCTACGTTGTTTGTTCCAGTTGTGTTTTCTCCTAAAGCATAATAACCAACAGCAACGTTATTATTTGCTGTTGAGTTTGAACCTAAAGCATTTTTACCAACAGCAGTACAATAACTTCCTGTTGTGTTATAAAACATTGCATTACCACCAACAGCGGTATTTTTCTGTCCAGTTGTGTTAGATGGAAGTGAATATGCACCATATCCAGTGTTATAGTCTCCAGATGTATTGTCACTAAGAGATTGTCTACCAAATGCAGCATTATATTCACCTGTATTAGCAGCATCTAGTGCATAAGCACCAACAGCAGTGTTTTGCCCTGCGGTTGTATTACCACCTAATGCGTTGACTCCAAGAGCAGTATTAGAATTTCCTGTGGTGTTAGCATCTAAAGCAGTTGCACCCACCGCAGTATTGGTTGCTCCAGTTGTGTTTGTTTTTAAGGCATCTTTACCAACGGCTGTATTGTCTGAAGCTGTCGTGCTATTTTCTAAAGCACTTCTACCACAAGCAGTGTTATTTGCTCCTGTTGTATTATCCATCAAAGCAAAAGAACCAACAGCGGTATTTTCTGATGCGGTAGTATTTGCAAGAAGAGCATCTCTACCTATACCAACATTATTTGCTCCAGTAGTGTTTAAATTACACGCATTTGTGCCTACAGCAGTCATATTACTGCCAGTCGTATTTAAAGCTCCTGCACTTTGTCCAACGGCAACATTCCTATTTCCTGTAGTACTTGCCCCTAAAGCTCCTTCCCCCATTGCTGTGTTGAGAGCACCAGTTGTATTAGCATCTAAAGCATTAGAACCTATAGCTACGTTCTGAAATCCAGTTGTGTTTAAATATAAGGCTTGTTTACCTACGGCTGTATTATTACTTCCTGTTGAGTTCACTGCTAATGCAAAAAAACCGCAAGCAGTATTATTTGATGCAGTTGTATTAGCAGTTAAAGCCTGTTCTCCTACAGCAGTGTTTGATGATCCTGTCGTATTATCATCTAAGGTAAAAGCACCTATAGCTACATTTTGCTGTCCAGTTGTATTTAATTGCAAAGCCTCAGACCCAAAGGCACAGTTATTTAATCCACTTGTATTTGTTGTTAAAGCTTCTTTACCAACCGCAGTATTATTCTGACCTGTTACAGCAGCATCTAAAGCATTTAATCCAAGAACAGTATTATTAGAAACAGAGTTTGCTCCTTTACCTATAGCTACAGAGTTGAATGAACCATCAGTAGTAAATGTTGGAGAAATCTTACTACCTGCTATTGCTGCACTTGCATTTACATCGGCATTTACAATACTTAAATCTGAAATATTTGCACTTGTTACTGTAATTGCTGTAGGTAAAGCTCCTGTAGCAAGTTTAGATAGGGCGATAGCAGCAGATCCACTAATACTTGAGTTTGTTATGGTTCCATCAGCCACTGCTTGTGTATCAATACCCTGCCCAAGCATTAAGCCCCAAAAATCCAATCCAGAGGCAGGAGCTGTAGTAAATGTTAATTGTGATGCATTAACTGTGTAGTCTGTATTTGGATTTTGAATTACACCACCTAAAGATATTAATAATCCATTAGCACTTCCTGGGCTGACAGCTAAAGATTGTACTGTTAAATTAAATTGCGTTGAGCTTCCATTAAATGAGCTTGAAATGTCGTCAACCTCGCGGTTTCTTCCTAAAGCTGGCTCTACTCCTATGTAACCCATCTAAATACTATAATTTTTGATATATCTAGTTTAAAATGGGTAATTTTTAAGCAGCTTCGAGGGCTGTGACTTTTGCTGATAATTCTTTTATAGCGTTTAACATGTGCCAGAACAATTCATCAGTATCTACTGTCTTTACTCCTTTATCATTTGTTGTTACGCACGTTGGTGCAACAGCTTCTAATTCCTGTGCGATAACTCCAATTTGTGTTTCTGTTTTCCCTTGTCCAATTAAAACTTGATGAACTCCATCTGCATCAGGAAATTCACTCATATCCACTGTATCGTCAGAAGAAACAGGAGAACCATCAGAATATTGTTTATATTTGAAATTTTTAACTGTTACGTTATCAATTATTGATAAACCTACTGTATTTGTAACTATATCTTTTTTAAGTCTTTGATCTGAAGTTGTTGTCCAAGAACTACTGTTATTACCCTGAATACATTGACCACTAGTACCACCATAAAGCCAAACAGTAGCATTACCTCCAGCATCATTACTTCTTGCAATAAAACATTGATCTTGCCCTGTAGTAATTTGATCTTGACCAGCAGCGACACCAACAAAAACATTGCTATGGCCAGTTGTAACAGATTTCCCTGCGCTCAAACCAATAGCTGTATTACTAGATCCAGTTGTGTTTTCTAATAAAGCAAGACTACCAACCGCAGTATTACTAGCTCCTGTAGTGCTATTAGTTAAAGCAGCATATCCACAGCCAGTATTATTATTTCCTGTAGAATGGTCATCTAGCGTAAAAGTTCCGACTGCTGTATTAAATGTACCACTAGTATTAGTCTTTAATGCACTGTCACCAACAGCAGTATTGAAAGCTTCTACATTATTTAATAAAGCAGTATTACCTACAGCAGTGTTGCTTGAACCGCAAGAAGCAGCACTTAAAGTTCCATAACCAATCGCAACATTATTACTTGCTGTTGCAACTTCATCTAAAGCAAATGCTCCTACCGCTACGTTCTGAGTTCCAGTTGTGTTTGCTGCTGAAGCATCTTTACCAAAAGCTGAATTATAAGAAGCTGTAGTATTTGCACCTAAAGCTGCACTACCAACAGCAGTATTACCACTTGCTGTCGTATTAGCATCTAATGCACCTGCTCCTATGCCTATATTATTTGATCCAGTTGTATTAAGTTTTACAGCTTCTATACCTATCCCAATATTATTATTTCCAGTAGTGTTGAAAAATAATGCCAAACCACCTATCGCATTATTTTGAGTTCCAGTTGTATTTGAAATTAAAGCTTGATCTCCAACAGCTACGTTATATGCTGCCGTAGTATTTGCCTTCAATGCTTCTCTACCTACAGCTACATTATTAGGCCCAAGTGTGTTTGCTTTTAATGCTCTAAATCCAAAAGCAGAGTTATTATTAGCTGTCGTGTTATTCTGTAGTGACTCAAATCCAAAGGCACAGTTTGATCCACCAGTTGTATTACTTAATAACGCATTTTGACCAAAAGCATCACAAATACCACCTGTAGTGTTAGAACTTAAAGCAAATGCACCAAAAGCGCAATTTGATCCTTGAGTTGTATTAGCTCCTAATGCGTTATAACCAACTGCCGTACCTTGAGTTGCTGTTGTATTAGCATCTAAAGCAAAAGTGCCTAAAGCTACGTTATTCTGTCCAGTTGTGTTTGCTGCTAATGCAGATTGACCAACTGCTGTATTATTACCAGCAGTAGTATTATTTTGTAAAGCACTTGAACCTATGGCAGTGTTACTAGCTCCTGTAGTGTTTGTAGTTAAAGCAGAATCTCCCATAGCAGTGTTGTTACCTGCATTTTGATTAGATTGCAAAACTGCATAACCAATCCCTGTATTATTTCCCCCTGTAGTTTGATAAGCAGAAAAAGATCCAACCATTGTGTTTCTAGATCCTGTGTTTGACAACAGAGAGAAGTAACCTACAGCGGTATTATCATTTCCTGTTACGTTATCCCGTAGAGATAAAGCACCTAACCCACTGTTTCTAGTGCCTGTAGTGTTTGCACCTAAACTGTTGTCTCCAACTGCTGTGTTATTTGAAGCCGTAGTATTAGCATCTAAAGCATTAGCACCAACCGCTACGTTATCTGTTCCAGTTGTGTTTACATGTAAAGCATTTTGACCAATGCCTACATTCTTATCTGCTGTTGTATTTTCACTCAATGCTCCATTACCAATAGCTACATTACTTGAACCAGTAGTGTTAGCGTCTAAAGAGGTTCTTCCAACAGCAGTATTATCTTGACCTGTTGTGTTCACTAGCATGCAGTTCACACCAATAGCCGTGTTTGAATTTCCAGTAGTATTTGCAGCTAGAGCATTAGATCCTAAAGCAGTTCCATTTGTTCCAGTTGTGTTTGCTGATAAAGATAATGCACCTATGGCTGTATTGTTGTCGGCTGTTGTATTTGCATCTAAAGCAGCATATCCCACAGCAGTATTTCTATCACCTGTTGTGTTAACTTGTAATCCAAACTGTCCAATACCTACATTTTCATTACCTGTAGTATTTTGTTGCATTGCTCTTTCACCTACAGCAACATTAGTTGCTCCAGTGGTGTTTAGTTTCATTGCTTCAAAACCAACTGCAACATTTGAACCACCAGATGTGCAAGTTGTTAAAGCACTTTTACCGATAGCAGTATTAGATCCACCAGAAACAGAAGCATCTAAAGCACCCTCTCCAAGAACAGTGTTACCAGAAATAGAGTTTGCTCCTTTACCAATAGTGATTGAGTTAATTGTTGCGTCTTTACTAGTAACTGTTAAACCATTACCATCAACACTTGCAATTTCAACAGCATTAGAAACAATACCTACTGCACCTGATCCTTTTTTATAAAAACCAGTATCATCGTCGTTTGTGAACGTGATAGATGGGTTACCAACTGCTCCGTCAGGGAATGTTCCACCTGCATTTAAATAATCTGCTGTTGCATATATTATTCCAAAAAATGAATGCCCATTGGTTGGAGCAGAGCTAAATACTATGTTCGTTCCTGATAATGTAAATCCTGAACTACCTGTTGGATCAGGTTGTTGTATTACACCATTAACAGAAATTAAACATTGTTGTGGAGTTTTTGGGAAAGGAACAGGCGAAGAACCACCTACCTGTAAGGCAAAAGAAGTTGTGCTGCCATTAAAGGAACTACTTATATTATCTATTAGTCTGTAATCATCAGCAGATCTGATATTATTTCCAATATATGGCATAACTAATTAGCTAAAAGCTTACTAAATACTGTATTTATTTTACTTTTACTAATTTTTGATTTTATTATTATGATCTTCTACGATGAACAAACGGTTTAGTAGGCCAAATAACTTTATTAGGTGGTTTATTTTGATATTTTTGTGGTAAATCTCTTAAATTTTGTCTGTATGCAGACCATTGAGATTGATCTACCGTTGCACCAGGGGTCATAGTCCAATCAGAAATTTTTAACAAATAATCTCGTTTTTTTCGAATATTTTCCCAATTTTCATCATTTAATTCTAAAACTTTTTCTTCATTTATTTTCTCACTTAATAAATCAACCTCTGTTTTTAATTTATTAAAAGTAATTAATAAATTCTCAAGATCGTTATTCTGTGTTAAACCCATGTTATGTCTGTTCTAAGTAACTTATCGCCACATCGCATGAACTAGCAGTATCTGTTCTTACTCTTAGAACATCATTTGATTCCATAATTATTTTTGATCCACTTATTATTTCTAATGAAGATCCAGCAGGAATTGGAGCATTACGAAGAAGAAATACATCATCACCAGATGAAGTTACTAAAAATACATCAGCATCAGCACTAGCTCCTGTTTTATTAGAAACTAAAATACTTAAAAGAACTAAAGTGGCAGATCCTCCAGCTGTTAGAACATTTGCATTTGTGCTTGTATGAGCATCAGTAACAACACTGGATTTTGTGTCAATTTTAAAGGTGTTTGCCATATTAGCCTAAAGCGAGTATAAGAGCGAGTTGGTCAGATAGGTCAGTGCTATTAGCGGATAATGTACCACCAACAGTAACATTACCTGGAATTGTAACTGCACCATTAGAATCTATTGTAAGACGTGCAACTCCTGCAGTAGCAAGAGCTAAACTACCTGTTGAGGGACTAATTAATCCTGTTCCTACATCATTAGCAAATTTTATTGCACAATTAGATGGACTACCTGTTGGTAAAACAGAATTTGATCCATCGGCTCTTAAAACAGGAAAACCACCATTCGTTATTGCATCATGTATAACTACAGTTTTTAAAGAGGTATCAACAGTTACTTCACCATCAGCTCCTCGAAAAGCTTGATGTTCTGCGGTGGTTCCTCTTCTAAATTGGACTTGAGTGCTCATAATACTATCCTAAAGCCACTGCTATTGCAGTAGCAAAACTTTCAGTAGCTATAGTTGAATCTACAGCAACTGATACTTGGTTACCTGTAGCGCTTGTGTTAATTCCTGTCCCACCAGATATCTGTAATTGTTCTGAGTCTAAATCTATAGCAATTGAACCTGAGTCTGTTGTAATATCAAGATCTTGAGCAGTAACTTGTGAGTCTACATAAGCTTTTATACTTTGTTGAGAAGCAACCTTTGTAGCAGAATTACTAGCCATATTATCTTCATCTAGAAATGCACTACCACTTAATCCTGTGTTTAAAACAGGGCTTGTTAAAGTTTTATTTGTTAAAGTTTGAGATCCTGTAAGAGTTGTTACTGTCGAGTCAATAGCAAAAGTAGCTGTATTCCCCGATCCACTAGTATCTATACCTGTACCACCAGTTAATATTAATGGCTCAGAATCTAAATCTACATCAAAATTACCAGAATCTGTTTCTACATCTAAATCTTCAGCAGTAATTTGAGCTTGTACATAAGCTTGTGTTGCTATAGTTCCGTTTGCATCAGGAATAGTTAATGTCCTAGTAGTGCTCCCAGATATTCCTGAACACTCGAACGCTAATTGTTTAGTGTTATCGCTATTATCACGAACTCTAAAACCACTATCATCAGTAACAACTGCTGTCGAAGTTACTGAAGATAAACCTGCAATAGTAGTGGCACTACTTCCAAGTGCTATGCCTGTGCTTCCTACAGTAATAGAGCTATTTGCTAATTGTGAATTAGGTATGGAGTTAGTCCCAAACTCACCCGTTCCTGAGTTATAAGTTAATCCTGAACCACTAGCAACACTTAAAGAATTTAAAAGAACTACTGTACCTGTAGAATTTGGAAATGTAATGGTTCTGTCAGCTGTAGGATTGGTTACCGTCAGTGTTGTTTCATGTGCATCAGCTCCACTACCTTCGAAAACTATATTTCCACTACCTAAAGTTATAGCATTTGCTGCATCAGTAGAACCCGAAACTATAGTCGTTCCAACTATAGTAGTACCAATTAAATTTGTTGAAGTTAAAGATGATAAACCCGCAAAGGTTGTTACTGTTCCACCTAAACTTATTGAGGTAGATCCTATTGTTAAGGATGAATTAGCTAAATTATTATTTGCAATAGAGGATGCTGTTGATAGTAAAGTTCCTGTTTCATTAGGTAAAGTTAAAGTTTTATCTGAACCTGTTGCATCTGCAGCTGTTAATATCAATTCGTTCGCATCTGCAGTTGATCCTTCAAATGTAATATTTCCGCTAGCTATAGCAATAGCATTAGCAGCATCAGCCACTCCTGCTATTAATGTTGTGGAAGCTAAAGAAGTTAATCCTGTAAAAGTACCTTGAGTGGCACCAAGAGAAACACTAGTACTACCTATGGTAATTGCAGAATTAGCTAACTGACCATTAGGTATTGCACTGGTACCAAACTCACCTGTTCCTGAGTTATAAGTTAATCCTGATCCACTGGCAACACTTAAATGTGCCCTAGCCTCAGAAGCAGATGGTCCTGTATATGTAATAACTCCTGTAGAACTGTTATAAGCAAGACTGCCATCCCCTCCACTATCTGTTACAGAGACAGATGATCTTGATCTTGCATTTGTAAAATATTGATTTGTTCCTTCACTTAAATCTGATGTACTGTTACCAGCAAAATCTAATTTATCTGCAGAAGAATTTAACTCCTGAAATAAACCAGAAACAATTACAAGCGATTTTCTTGTTGCCATTTTACATCTTTACTAAGTTCATTTTTTTTTAAAAAATAATGAACTATGTATGTATAATTATTTTACCGCCCCTAAAGTTATCAACTCCTTAAAGTCTCAGGTTCTATTCTTATGACAAATTGTGTAGAAGTTCCTGACTCCCCAACAGGTACTACAAAATGTCCAGAAGTTGTGGTTGGGTTTTCAATTATTGCACCTGCAGTTAAATGAGATAAAAAGTAATTACGCCCAGCAGTCAACCCAGAAGTGGCAATAACACCTCTTACAATAGCTCTAACATTAGATCCAGTACTCTGAGTTGTTTCTGCAAAACCCGCAACATGCGATTTCTCTCTAGTATCATTTGCAATAGCTTTACCTAGTTTTCCGTCGCTATTTCTACAAAATAAGGCATCGCCTTGAACAACATCTTCAAAAACCTCTGCATTGTATCCCACAACTTTGAAAGCTATGGGAGCAGGCATAGTTAATCGAAAATCTTGTAAAGCCCCTACAAAACCTTCATAATTAGATGCATATGGTTGATTGTTAGTTACGCTACTCATTATGTTAATAAAACTGGAGGTTCAGGTTGGATTGCAAATTGTGTACTAGTAACACTCTCTCCCACTCTAACCACCGCTTGACCTGACCCTGTAGGTGCTGTAGTTGTAATATCTCCTGCTGTAGATGGGGATAAAAAATGTAGATCTCCAGCGTTTAACCCACTCATAGTTTTAATACCAACAACTACTACTTTGACAGTCGCCCCTGTAGTAACCCCTGAATTAGCAAACCCTACAACATTTGCATTTTCTAAAGTTCCATCAGCAGCACTGGCTTTACCAACTTTTCCATCAGAGGTTCTTATAAATAAAGCATCCCCGTCAGCTACAGTTTCAAATGTTGTTGCATCAAATCCTATCTGTAAAGGGGCAAAGGTTGGAAACCCCTCCTTTAAATCTATAATTGCATCCGTAAGACCTCTAAAATTAGGTTCATATGGTGAACGAGTCATTGTAAAATTATTACCAGTCATTAGATCCACTAAAACTGCAATAGCTCCTTCTATATTTGGTTCGTATCCTGTTGCCATAGAAAACTCCTACTATTTAATATTTTAATTTGTAAACTCCTATAGAATAGAGATAGGGAGGAATTACACCGTGGAACCACAACTAATTGCTGCAATTATCTCAGGTAGTATTGGAGCCTTTGCTGGTATCAGTAGAGCTTTGGGAAATTTTAATAAAAAATTAGACAAAAGATTTGAAAATATAGAGACTAATGTTGATAGACTTAGAAATGAAGTGATACATGATTACGTTTTGAAAGAAGATTTTTTAAGAGAAATGCAAGCTGTCCATACAAAACTGGATAGAATATTAGATCATTTATTAAGTAAATAATTAAACGTTAATCCAAGAATTACTAGATTGAACATACATTATTAATTGATTAGCATTCGTGTCATAATGTAGCTGACCATTTACAGCATTAGCTGGTTGTCCAGAACCTATAGATACAACAGCTTTTACAGTTTGCCAAGCAGCACCATCATATACTTCAAAAATTTGAGTACTAGAAGTATTTAACCATGTTTCTCCTTTACTAAAACTGGTAAATCCTGCAGGTGAAGTATTTGGTAATGTAGTTCCTACATGAACAGGACCAACCTTTATCAAACCTGTATTAGGTGAAGCGGTATTATCAGCAAAAAATAAACCTGGAGATCCTGAATTATTATTTAGAGCTAACTCTCCCTCACCTAATCTAATAGGAAAAGGTCTATCACTCAAAGTACTAGATCTTCTAGTTTGGATTTGTACAGCCATAATTAACTATTTATATAAAGTCCACCATCTACAACTGTATCTTGTGCAGTCTCAGGACTAAAGGTTCCAGCATCTAAATTACTAGTATTAATTTCAGCTTCAAGTTTTTCTCCATTTAAATATTCTCCTGCTTGTAAAAATCCAGTCTCAAACGAATCAACAAACTCTCCTAATGGCCTATTAACAATTCCAAATTTCACATCATCTAATGTTGTAGGAGATTTATTAAAAAGTTTATTAACCATTGCAATTAATCTATTAGTGATATTTAAAGGATTGCCCGATCTATTTAAATTACCCTTTTCATCTCTTTTAATACTGTCAGTAAGATTCATCGCAATTACTGAAGGATCAAAATTGGCAATATTTTGAGGTAAATTAAAATTACCAATTATATTTTTATTACCCTCCCACTTTGTGGTTCGATTATATAAAGCAAAAACTTCTGCTGATTCTCTAAGTTTTTGTTGTTCTTTAGCCCAAACTTTTTCCCAATGTTTTAGACCTCTACCAATTGGTTTATCATTAGGTTCTAAAAGCCAAGCGTTTACATATTCATGTTTCTTTAAATTCTCTACGGTAACATAACCACTAGTATTTAATTCAAATGGATAGACCACAATAAATTGATTTGGATTAGGAACATCTGTAATTGTATATTCACCTGAGATTGCATTTCCACTTGTAAAAGTTAATTGAATTTTCGTATTTTTTTCTAAACCATGATTCTCAAAATCAACAATAATATTAATATCTGTAATTTCATATTTTGCTGCTAGTTTTAAAGGTTCATTCCCTTCATCATGTACTAAAGACCACATGGCTGCGTATATATGTTTACACCATCTAAGTTGATGATATTGAAGATTTTGAAATGAATCCTGTCTTTTATCTTCATATTCAGGTAATTGATAAAAATTATTTATTGTGACATAACCTAAATCTCTAAAAACACCTGGGTCATCTCTTCTATCACTTAAACTTCCGTCGTTTTCAATAACATTTCCTGGTTTTACATCTCGAATAGAAGTTACCGGAAATCTTCTATTATTTAAATTACTAAATAAATCATAACTATCACGTCTAGAAAAATCTTGACAAGAACAATTCCACCTTAATTCTGTAGATAAAAATCTTCCTACAGCAAATCCTCGATGAGCCGGTACAGTTGTTTTAGCAATTGTATCTACAGTTTTTGCTCCATAACTATCTTTTTTCTCAAAAATTATTTCATTAGTGCTTGTATCGGAACCAGTCACGGTATATCCTACATAATCATCATACCTAAAACCTTTTATTAAACGAAATAAAGTCAAATTACCTGAAGTAGTCCCTGTAGTAAGAGTTCTTACTGTAAATTGAGTTGCACTTAATACCGTAATAGTATATCTACCCGAAGGAACATTACCACTTGATACATCTAGAAAGACTTTGTTATCACTAGAAAGACCGTGATTAGAACTACAAGTCACAGTAACTGTTGAACCAGATCTGGAATAAGTAGATGCAACTCCAGGATCTCTCTCAATAATCCTATCGGTCATTCGTTCATCAGTTAAAAAACCTACCTCTGTAGGTAAGCTTTGTAATTTAACTCTTACAAATCTCCATCTTGTATCATTAAATGCTGTTGAATTATGGTATGTTACATTTCCCGCAGTATTTAAAGCTCCACTTGTAGTAACAGTAAATGTATTTTGAGTTTTACTTTGTATTGTTAAAGTGTCATCAACTGCACTTCCTGTAGAAAAATCAAGAAATACATCATCGCCTGGAAATAAACCATGATCAGACTTTGTTACTACTAAGGTTGTTCCGCTTTGTGAATATGTTGCTTCAACAGATGGTGCTAAAAATCTTACAGCTAAGATTGGTAATCCAAATTCATAAAAACTAAAACCATCTGTATCTCTCATTCCAACAATATGTTCTCCTAATTCCTGATTAGTAGAGGGAAATGTAAATATACGTGCAGGTATAAAGACACCTGGAAATTGTTGAAAAGTAAAAAATAAACGATAATCTCCTCTCGTATCTCTTTCTTTAAATTTAGAACCTAATAAATTTTGAATTATTGTATATAATTCATAACCTCTTCTCCATCTAGTCCATAAAGAATCTTTATTATAAAAATTAATTTCGCTTTCTAGCTGTCTACCATCAGAACCTTGATTTACGCTTGGTACTTTTGGTGCATTATCAAAAGATTTAAATTCATTTTTAAAATTAAATTTTGATGTTTTGTCAAATCCATTTACATCAAAAGGCATTGCTCTTAATAGAAACCACCTTGAACATTACAGTAAAATCCATTAGTTAAAGCTACAGCACCACCAGCAGCAACAAATAAAGCTTGCCCTCTTCTTAACATCAAACCTCTTTGCTTTGGAGCAACTTCATTATTTGCACTTCCAAAATTACTACCGGCTTGCACCGTAGGATGATTTATTAAAGGTAACGTTTCTTTCAATGTCGTACTTAAAATTTGATTTTCAGCTACTTGAGGTATGCTTTGCACAAATAAAGGGAAGAATTGGTTAACGTTTGTGACTGTACCTGTATTTACAAGATAAAAACAAAAGTCTATAGGCAGTGACAATGTTGAAGTACCAGTAATAGTTCCGCTTGCAATATTTGGAATAGTTATATCAAAAGTTGTTGGAGTAAAGTTTACTGTATCAGCAACAGTAAAAGTATCGTCTTTTGGAACCGTACCAGTATTGTATCCAGAAAAGTCTACAAATAATTTCTGACCTATTTCTAAATTATGTAAAACTCCTACAGGCATTGTAATTGTACAAGTTGTACCTGTTGCAGAAAAAGTAGATGTCTGAGTTGCAGTGGCATCCATTTTTTGAATAACTCTCTTTGTATATGTAAACCATATCTCATCAATGTATGCTCCACTAATAGCAGTATCTGCTAAGGCTGAATCAACATCAAATACTTTAGTGGCATTACCAACAGCTGTAGGAATCAAGCTTGTTAAAAAAGATTGACCTGACGCAACTGTACATAATGTAGAAGTCGTCGCCGGACGATCTACCATCAATGGTTGTTTGTTTGAACTACTACTTGACACTTTTTCTTACGAGGGAGTTAGGTTAATTATAAAGCAAGGTTTTTTATTATTTTTTATCTTTTTTTTCCATACGCTTTCTTGCCTTAGTCACAGCTTCTTTACGCTGTTCTTTATCCATTTTACCTTTTTCTTTCTCATCAGATTTTTCATCTTTTTCACCTTTTTCAGCATTTTTTTTCTTAAAATACTCTAATAATTGTGGTGGCATTTTACCTTTTTTTTCAGCCATTAGTAAATAGTCTCCTGTTCGGAAGTAAATGGTGCAGACCTTAAAGCTCTGCTTGTACGATAAAGACCAAGATCCGAACCCCTAATAGTTTTAGTTGGAACATCTCCTGCCATTCTAGTACGCCCTTGACTTTGAGCAAATACATTTCTTTGTCTAGGATCTCTAATAATATCTTTATCTCTATTTATTCCTAACGTATATCCAAGATTAGTTCTTGGTTTTATTTTATCGACAGGAACTTCAATCATTTATAAAGCTGCTAAATGAAAATCTACTGTAGGTGAACCACCATTTTTACTTACAAAATTACCTCTTATAAATTTTACTGGTATTCCGTTAACATGATAAGCATGTGAACCATTACTTGTTATTGTTTTATCAGCAATTATTGGAGCATAATTTGTGCCATCAATACTTCCCTCAAGTCTTACAACAACGTTAGTTCCAATACTTGCAACAACAGCAATCAGTGTATAACTTTTGGTAGCAAAAAAATTATTCTGAGTAACAGCTAATGCTGTACCAGTTCCAACTCCAGAGAGTTGAGTATCAAGTAAAAATATAGTGTCTTGTTGATAGGTTACAGCCATTACTAGGTACGTCTTTTTTTATTACAATAACAGGAGCAAATGTGCCTATCTATGATTTGTCTCTAAGAATAGACGTGTCCCTACAGCTACATCAGCAGGTCCAGGTAGTGCTTGTATAAATTCAGCACCCTCTCTATTAAATCTATATCTAGCTTGTTCTGGGTTTCGATAGTTAGGAACATAAAGATGCATTGCTAGTCTATCGGTTTCATAAATATAAATCTCAGTCCAAGTCTTAAGAGTTTCTCTAAAATCAGAAGTAGCAACTGTTCTATCTACGTCACCAGCAATACTTTCTATTCTATTTCTTGGTAGGAAATCATTATTTATACTACCTGTCATATCAGTTCGTTTCTCTGCTTCATCACATCTACCAACTTGTTCTACAATCTTACTTACCCAAAAAGAATCCTGCACATTATTAACTGCTTCCTCAAGCCTAGCTTGATCACCAGCGGGTATAGAAGTTAAATTATAACCTAAGTGCCAACGCACTTTGGACTGTATAAACGTATCGAGCTTCATTCAAATAAACTAACAATAGGCTTACTATTAGTCTACTCTTACTAAGTCTGCCTTAAATATTTCATCCCAATCAACTCTTTTTATTGACTGAAGTTGATCTAATCTTGTATATCTTTCCCCAGATAAAGTAGTTTGAAAATCTTTTATATCTCTAGCTGTTTTTAAACCTACGCCTGGCAGGGCATCTGCTATCTGTCTAGCACTAGCATTATTAATATTTATTCTTCTATCTATAGGGAAAGTTTCTTTTGTTGTAGGTTTAGCAGGTTTTACTCCATCAGCTTTTAATTCTTGAGTAAATTTCTCTTCATTTTTAATTTTTTCTGTTGTTGCATCAAGGTGCGGAACTAACATATTTTCTTCAATGTAAAGAACTTCCTCATTAGCATCAACACACATAAAAATACCTTCATCATGTTGGCTTATTTTTTCTACAAGTCCACCTGTCAATTTGTACTGATATAACATAGATTAATTAGATCTCTTTGAATAGCTTAACTCATTAAACTTTTGTTGCCAATAAAAAAGCGAGCCTTCAAGACTCGCCTCTTTATATAATTTAAAAATATAAATTATGAATCTGTACCGCCTACTTGTGAAGCAAAATCAACGAATCCTTGGACATCGTTAAAGCTTACACCAGCAGCTGGACGTAGGTAATTTACGCGGCATAGAATATATGCTGCTTTACCTGCTGTATGGTCATCATCAGAGATGAATAAACCATCACCATTTACAGATGTTGAAGTTACAGCATTAACATTATAAATTTTAAATGTTGTGTTTGCTGTCACCTTGTACATCATTGAGTTTGCAGCATCCTGATCATCTATTCCAGCTGTAGTTACAGCTGTCCAGAATGGAAGCTTTGCAACAGAAACGTTTGAAGTTCCTTGAGCAATAGTTGTACCACTAAATGTCAAAGTACTTGTAGCTGCTGCTAAACCGTTTGCCTGAGTAGCTGGTACACCAAAAGGAGACCCGCCATTGTCAGGACCTAGTAAGATTACTTCAGTATTAGTACCACCAATATCTGCTGTCACTGGGGAAGCAGGGAAAGATGGAAG